CTAGACCTCCAGAGGAAAGGCGAAACGGGCCACGATCCGCCGCTCCCACGGCGGCGTCAGCGGGCTTTCCAGCACCGCGTGACCCGAATACGCATGTATGAAACTCGCCTGCGCACCAGCCTCGCCGGCAATGCCCAGATGCTTGGCCACCGCATCGTCGCGCATCCGAAACAACAGCACATCGCCCGCCGCCGCATCCGTCAGCGGCTTTTGTCGCAAATGCCTCAGCGCCGCGCGCCACAGCGCCTCGTCGCGCGCAGGCTCGGACCAGTCCATGCTATAGGCTGGCGGGCACTCGGGCTCCGGCCCCAGCACCTCGCGCCACACACCCCGGATCAGCCCAAGGCAATCGGCCCCCGCGCCCCGGCAGCTTGCCTGATGCCGGTAGGGCGTGCCGATCCAGCCGCGTGCGGCGCCCACGACATCCTCGCGCGCGCCGCTCATGCGCGCCTGCTCCCGCCGTTCAGGCTCCCCGCCCGCATCGGATCGCTGATCGACCAGTCATCTCCCGGAATATCCGGGAAGCCCTGAAAATTGATCAGGTTCGCGAACTTCACCCGGCAGGTGTCCGACCGCTTGTCACAGCCCGCCGTCAGTCGCAGCGCGTCTCCCGTCGCCACCGCCGCGCGCAGCGGATGCCACAGCTCGATCACCCTCAGACCGCCCTCCAGCCGGTCTTCCTTGATAAGCCCGCTCAGCCCCTGGGCCTGCCCGCCCGTCATCTTCACCACGCCATGACGGAACCAGCCCGGCGCCTGCCCCTCAAGCCCCTCGCAACGCAGCACCCGGCGGTCGTCGCCCTCAGCCAGCACCGTCTCCACGGTCCAGCCCGCCGTAAGATCAAGCCCACAGGCCGCATCCCCCAGCACCGCGCTGCACGGCGTCTGATAGACACGCCCCATCGGCACATTCAGCAGATCGGTCAATCCGCGCAGCTCGGCCTGAAACGCGCCGCCCGCGCGGCGCAGCTCTCCGATCGTGCCGCGAAACTGCAGATGGCGCTGCGCGACATCGGCCCAGTTGACCAGCCAGGCGCGCACCTCGGCCCCGTCATAGCGGCCCGCCTCGATATCCTCTTCGCGGATCGCCGCATCGCTCAGCGCGCCAAGCGCCTCGGTATTGTCCACCGACAGCCCCGTGCTTTGCTGCAGCGCCAGCGCGCTCATCCCGGTATCGGCGCGAAAGGTGACCCCCTCGAAACTCAGCGGCGCGTCATGATCGGTAAAGCCCATCACCACACCGTCGCGCCGGCTCAGCGCCCAGGCCCGGCAGGTGGTGGTCACCCCGGTCTCAAGATGCGCCTTCAGCCCTGCATCCAGCCCGCTCACAGCCGCAACTCCACCACCGGCACGCTTGGCACCTCACCGGCCTGAAAACTGGCCAGGCTGATCTGGATACTGTCCGTATCGAAACGCACCGGCACGTCGAACTCGTAGCCCGCGGTGATCTCCACCCCGGCATTGGGCGGATGCTCGAAGGTGACCAGCCCCGTGGTGCTGTCCACCTCGAAATGGATGCCCTCCTGCTGCACATCGCCATCCAGCCCGATCCGGACACTGCCCTTGACGGGCTTGGTGATGGGCCGAAGGTAGCTCTGCTCGCCCGAGCGATAGGTCTTGCTCAACGCGATCTGCGCCGTCACATCGTCACCATAGCCGATCACCTGATCCCCGAAATCAGGCTCCGCCTTCGCGGCGCCGGACTTGTAATCGCTCCAATCCTTCCAGCGAAACCCGTGGATGCGCCCCTGCCGCGCCTCGAAAAAGGCGATCAGCCGCTCCAGATCCTCCAGCCCGCGCATCGCCACGCCCGCATCATAGCGGCGGCGCGAATGGCGCCAGGGCGTGTTGCGCTCCTCGAACCCATTGGCCAGCGTGACCACATCCGTCAGCCGCTCTGGCCCACCGACCGACCCGAAGCTCAGGCTGGCGGGAAAGCGTATCTCGTGAAATCCCATGATCCTCGTCCCCCATGATTACCGATTGCGCCCGCCGCGGCCGATCACCCGGCCCAGTTCGGCGGCGATCTGCCCCTGCGAGCGGCGAAAGCCCTCCGCATCGGGCGTCGAGATGTTCATCACCACATGCACCGCGCGCCCGCCTCCGACGCCGCTTCCGCCGCGCGCCTGCACCCCCAGCTTGCCGTCAGGCCCGCGCGCCAGCGGCATGATCGCCTCGGGGCCGGCCTCGCCCATCAGCCCGGTACCGCCGCGCATCGGAAAGGCCACCGGCCCGCTCACGATGCCGCCGCTGGCAAAGGGCTGCACCCGGCCTTGCGCGAAACTGCCGCCCTTGGCGAAGGGCAAGAGCCCTCCCAAAAGCCCGCTGACGCCCTCCGCCAGCAGCCCGCCGACGTGATCGCTCACCGGCTTCACCGCCGCGTTGAACGCCGTGGTGATCATCGTGTTCGCCATCTTGTCGAGCGATTGCGCCAGGCTGTCGCCCTCCACCACGGCGCCCTTTATGGCCTGGCTCAGCCCCCGGCTAATGCCACGCTCCAGGGTCGCGGCATCCTGCCCGGCGCCTGCAAATCCCGCCCTCACCCGGGCAAGCTCGGCGTTGAACGCCGCCGCCATCCCGGTCGCCTGCCCAAGGCTGTCATCCAGCGCCTCGAGCTGGGCATCAAGATCATCCATGCTGTCCATGTCCCGTCTCCTTTCGCTCTCTATCCGCCCCGGCAGGGCCCACCCCGTCACGGCCCACCCCGTCGGGATAGGCCTCCAGCAACGCCTCAAGCCGCGCCCGCGCCAGCGGCACCACGACGCCCCCCCGGCCCAGCATCAGCTCCAGCTCGGCAGGCGTCAGCGCCCAGAAGTCCGCCGGGCGCAGGCCCAGCCCCCGCAGCCCCGCGCGCATCAGCGCAGGCCAGTTCACCCGCGCCCCGCTCATGGCCCGGCCTCGGGTGCCATGAAGGCCCGCGCCAGCAGGGCCGCCGCCGCCTTCGCCGCCCCCAAAGGCCCGCCCTCGATCTCGGCACTCAGCAGATCACCCGCATCGCCGCGCCAGCCCCCGCCGCGCAGCCCCGCCACGATCAGCCGCAGCACATCGCGGCTCGACAGCGCGCCCCCCTCGAAGCGCGCCACCAGATCGACAAGCGAGCCGCTCTCCAACTCCGGCTCCAGCTCCGCCAGCGCCCCCAGCGTCAGCTTCAGCACATGCCGCCGCCCGTCGATCACCAGCGCCACCTCGCCCGCCCAGGGGTTCGCCATCGCGCCTACGCCGCCGTGAAGGTCAGCTGCCCCGCCGAGGCCAGCGCCATCTCATAGGTCGCCTCGCCGTCATGCGTCCCGGCATATTCGATCGCCGTCACCTGAAACGGCCCCTCGACCGTGCCGAAATCCGGGATCACCACCTGGAAATCCGGCACCTCCCCGTCAAAGAAGATCTGCCGTGCGCGCGCGTCGCTGGCCGCATCGCGGAAAATCCCCGAGCCGCTGATCGCCGCAGATTTCACACCCGCACCGCCCAGCAACTCGCGCCAGCCGCCGCCCGACTCCAAGCTGGTGACATCCACGCTCTCGGCGTTGAAACTCACCCGCGTCGCGCGCAGCCCCGCCACCGTCTGAAAATTGCCATCCCCCGTCAGGTCGATCTTCACCAACAGGTCCTTGCCATTCTGTACCGCCATTTCACTCTCTCCATGAAATCAAGGGGTTAAACCGTGTCTTCCACCCGCGCCCGAAAACTCAGGTCGATCCGCCTCTGCGCGCCCGTCCCTTCCCTCTGTGCCCGTGCGCGGTAAAAATGCAGCCCCGCCAGACGCCCCCGGCTCAGGCTCAGACCCCCCTGCGCCAGCGCATCATCCACCGCCGCCGCCACCTGCTTTGCCGCGTGAAATCCCGCCGCCGAGGTGACCACCGACACCGTCAGCCGATGCCATGCACCGCCGCCGCTCGCATCGCTGCGCGCGCGCACCTCTTCGGGTCCAAGCGTCACATAGGTCTCGGGCAAGCTGCCCGCGGGCAGCGTGTCATAAATCGCCCCGCCCACCAGCGCCGCCAGCGCCGCATCGCCCACCAGCCGCTGATACACCGCCTCCTGCAAAGCCGCCGCCACCGCATAGCTCATAGCGCCACCTCTTCCTCGGCAAAGCAGACCAGGAACCGCGCACCCGCATCGCGCTCGGCCACCGCCTCGATGCGAAACACCCGTGTGCCCTCTCGAAACCTCTGGCCGGGCCGGGGCCGCATCGCGGCCCCCTCGGGCGCCGCCCGGACCGTGATCCGGTATCCCGTGGCCGAAACCGGCGCGCTCTCGCCGCTGCGCTCGCGACCCGTCCGCGCCACCAGCTCGGCCCAGAGCGTGCCAAGGCCCGTCCAAGCCTCGGTAAACCCGCCTGCGCCATCCGCCACGCGCTCGGGCGCCTCCAGCACCAGCTGCCGGTTCAGATGCACCCGCCCCATCATCCCGCACTTCCGTGAAACAGCCGCACGGTGCGATAGCGCTCGATCAGGCTCGACACCCCGAAAGGCATGCAGCCCCCGCCCAGCGCGGTCTCGTCGCGATATTCATAGTAATGCGCAGCCAACAGCAGCACCGCCTGCGCCAGATCCGCCGGCAACCCGCCCCAGTTGTCGGAAAACCCCGCCTCAAAGACGATCTCCGCCGTGCCGCCGCGCGGGATCGCCGGCAGCATCGCGCCTTGCGGGCGCAGGACCGGGCGATGCGCATCGACCTCAAGCCGGTAAAACGCAGGCCCGATCCCCTCTTGATCCCCATCCCGGCTGTGCAAGGTCAGCGACGTGACAGCCGTCACCGGCGCCACCGGCATCGGCTGGCCATTGGGCGCGCGCCACTCGGAGTGGGTCCAGTGAAACACCCGCCGGATCAACACCTTGCCGGTCCGCGCCTCGATCGCGGCGATGGCCGCGCGCAGGAAGCTTTCCAGCACAGGCTCCTGAAGACCCTCTTCGGCAAATCCGGTTCCCAGCCGCAGATGCGCCTTGAACTCGGCCAGCGGCAACGCATCCCGAGACACCCCGGTTTCTTCAATCAACATCATGGACCTTCTCCACAAATCCCGGCCCCCTCCCGTCGTTCAGGCGCGCGCCGCCCCTTTGCCCGCCCGGAGGGGGGATCAGCCGGACAACACCTTCGGGGACTCCGGCGCACGCCCCGGAGGCAGGCCGGCATTCGCCCGGCCCGCCCCCCATCCGCGCATCCCTTACGAGACGGCGAATTTCAGCAGCTTGATCGCGGCGAAATCGCTCACATCCCCGCCCACGCGCTTGGTGGCATAGAACAGGACATGCGGCTTGGCGCTGAACGGATCGCGCAGCACCCGCAGATCCGGGCGCTCGGCCACGGTGTAACCGGCGGCGAAATCGCCAAAGGCGATGGCCGTCTCGCCTGCCGCGACATCCGGCATGTCCTCGGCAATCAGAACCGGGTACCCCAGAAGCCGTGCAGGCTCTCCGGCGGCCAGCCCATCGGACCACAGGAACCGCCCGTCATTGTCCTTGAGCTTGCGCACCGTTCCTGCGGTTTTCGAATTCATCACGAACACCGCATTGGCGCGGTATTGCGCGCCCAGCGCATAGACCAGATCAATCAGCGCCTCGGCCCCCGCAAAGGCGCCCTCGGCCCCTGTGGGCACATAACCCAGATTGCCCCAGACCCAAACATCATTGTCCACATCGGGATGGGTCAGAAAGCCCTTGGGCTTATCGATCCCGTCACCGGCGACAAAGGCCGCCGCCTCGGCGCGGGCGAACTTGTCGGCGATGCGCCCCGCCAGCCAGGCCTCGATGTCGAAGGCGCTGTCATCCAGCAGCCGCTGGCTGGCTTTCGGCAAGGCGCTCAACTCGTGCAGCGGAATGGTGATCCGGTCGATGGCGGGCGTGCCGGTCTCTGCGGTGGCGCCGCTCTCGGTGGCCCAGCCATGGCCCACATCGGTGTGGTCGATCAGCACATCAAAGGACGTGGCCTCCACCTGCACCACATTGGCGATCGCCCGGATCGACGCGGTCGAGGCCAGCGTCGAGCGGATCGTCTCTGCCGTCTGCGGATCCACCAGATAGCCGCCATCGCCCGCCACCGCACTCGACATCGCCTTGCTGTCCAGCTCCAGACCGCGCAGCCCGTCATCATCGCCAGTGCGCAGATAGGCGTCGAACGCCTTCACATGCGGCGCGGCGCTCTCGGCGCTGGCGGACAGAATGGGGCGCGCCTGCGCCAGTGATTTTCGTTCCATCTTCGTCATCTTGTCGTCCTGCTGTTTGAAACGTTCCAGAATATCGGCCCGAAAGCCCATGAACTCGGTCATGAATCCCGCCACGGCGGATTTCACCTCGGCCACCGGAGACACATCTCCCCCGGTCCGAGCCTTCGCCTCGGTCTTGCTCATCGCTTGATCCCGTCTGTTTGAGGTGATCCTCGGCGCGTCAGTCGTCCCGGCGCGCCAGCTCCTGGCGGGCGACCTCGAAGATCGCCGCCACGTCACGCAAGGCAGGGTCGTCTTGCGGGGTCTCCCCCTTGGCCCCCACCCTTGCACTGGGCAGCATCGGGAAGGTCACCAGCGACACCTCCCACAGCTCCAGTTCCGTCAAAAGCCTGTGGCCCTTGTCCGTCTTGACCGCGCGCAGCGTGCGGTAGCCGATGGACAGACCATCCAGCGCCCCCGCCTCGATCAGCGCCCCGGCCTCGCGCGCTCGGGTGACACCGTCCAGCAGACGGCCCTTCACCCACAAGCCGCGCGCATCCTCGCGCGCCTCCTCCCAGACACCGATCGGCTGGGCCGGGTCATGCTGCCAGAGCATCCGCACCCGCCGGCCCTCGCGCGCCATGCGCTGCAACGAGGCCGCGAAGGCGCCCGGCGCCACCACGTCACCGCCCCTGTCGGGATCCCCGAACAGGCTCGCATACCCCTCGATCCGCGTGCCCTCGGTCACGCTCAAGCCCTCGCCCACCCGGCAAAACTTGTGTTCCAGCCCACTGTCGCCCTGCATGTCACTCATCCTTCGCTCACCCATCATTGCCTCGCCCCTCATGGCAGCGCCGCCAGCAGCGGATGGAACGCCTGCGCAAGGATCGCGCCCACCACGCCGTAAACCGCCAGCCACAACCGCTTCTCCAGCCGCTCCAGCGCGCCCTCGATCTTCTCCAGCCGGTGCAGCAGCGCATCATGCTGCAGCTTGGCCACCCTCTCATGCGCCTCCAGCCTCAGCGCCGGCGCACAGTCGAACGCCTCGAACCCGTAGCGCTCCGGAAGATAGGGATCACCCATCGTCCGTTTCCCGCGCAGGCAGCCCCAGCATCCGGCGCTTTTCCGCCTCGGTCAGAAACGCCGCCCCCGCGATCCGCGCCCATTGCGCATCGCGTTCCGCACCCAGCGCCGGCACCTGGTCCAGATCGGGACGCAGCTCGAGCCGCTCGCCGGTGAACCCCGCCAGCCAATGGCCGACCCCCGCCGCCACCCGCGACACCATCGGCAGCACGCTCAGCCTGTAGAACGCGCGATGCGCCTCCTGGTAATTGGCATAGGTCGCATCCCCCGGTATCCCCAAGAGCATCGGCGGCACCCCGAAGGCCAAAGCGATCTCGCGCGCCGCGGCCTCCTTGGTCTGCTGGAACTCCATGTCCGACGGGCTGAACCCCATCGGCTTCCAGTCCAGCCCCCCCTCCAGCAGCATGGGCCGGCCCGCATTGCGCGCCCCCTGATGATGCGTCTCCATCTCCGACACCAGCCGGTCATACTGATCCGCACTCAGCGCGCCCTGCCCCTCGGCCCCGCGATAGACGATCGCCCCCGAGGGCCGTGCCGCATTGTCCAACAATGCCTTCGACCACCGGCTGGCCGCATTATGAACATCCACCGCCTGTGCCGCCGCCTGCAAGGCCGACAGCCCGTAATGGTCATCCTGCGGATGGAACGACTTCAGATGACAGATCGCCTCGGCCCCAAACCGGTGCTTGCGCCCGCCCACGGCATATTCATACCCCACAGGCCAGCCATCCGCGCCGGGAAGGACGCTCATCCGGTCCGAGCGCAGCACATGCAGCTCCCCCGGCACGCCACCGGCCTCGCCCCCCACCGCCTCGAGATAGGCATTGCCCGTCAGCAGCAATTGCCCGTAAAGCGCCTCCAGCAGCGCCGCGCGCCCCTGCGCCGGGTTGGGCCGCGCGATCAGGTCGATCAACGGATGCTCGGCAAAGCGCGCCTCTCCCGTCTCCACCACCAGTGGCAACGACGCCGCCGCCTCGGCCAGCATCTTGACACAGCGAAACCCAACCGGGTTCCCGGCAAAGCCCGTGCGTGTCAGCGTGGCACTGTCCCTCGGGCTCCAGACCACCCGGCCCAGACCCGTGCCCAGGCCCAGGCCCAGGCCCATGCCCTGCCAGGCCGCAACCCGCCCCGCCGCACTTGCCTTGCGCTCGGGCGCGCCGGCCTCCTGCGCCGCAGCACTCCCCTGTCGGAAGAAATCCAGTATCATCTCGGCTCATCTCCTTGGCTCGGCCCGCCGACCTGTCGCATCACATGCGGGCCATCAGACCGCGAAAGGTTTAACAAAAGTAAATCAGACCGCGCGCACCTGCGGCCGCCGCCAATGCGCCGCCGGCTCGATCATCAACTCGGTCAACGCCCAGACCAGCGCATCCACCCGGTCGGGGCTGCCCTTGCCCTCGAAGCCGCGCGCCGTCATCGCGCACATCTGGTCCTCCAGCGTGCCCAACCCCCGCAGATGATGCACCCGCCCCTGCTCATAGAGTGCGGCCACAGGCTCGGCCCTCGTCACCTTGCCGCGCCGGGCATGCACCGATTTGACCGGCACCAGCGGGTCCACCTGCCGGATCACCTGCGCCACCATGTCCCCACCCTGGTTGACCTCGGCCACCAGCCGGTCCGCCCCCCAGTGTTCCATCGCGGAAATCGCCGCATTGGCCCAGCTGAGCGGCCTTGCCGCCCCCACCGAGCAATCCGCCAGCACATAGGCCCGCCAATCCTGCACCGGGCCGCGTGTCACGGCCCCCGCCACCACGATCCCGCATTCATCCGATCCCGCCCGCCCGGTCACCGGCGGATCAATGGCCACCACGATCCGATCCAGTTCCGGCAGATTGTCGACCCGGCAGGCCTCGATCCCGCTGTTGGTCCACAGCGCGCCCTCGGCCTCAGACAGCAGCACGCCGTCCAATTCCTGACGCCCGAGCCGTGTCCCCGCATAGCGCGCGCGCACCTCCTCAAGGAAGGATTGCGCCAGAAACGCCCGGTTGGCCTCGGTCGGGGCGCTGGTGACCACGGTGCTCTTTTGCTCCAGCAAGTCCTTCAGCACCCCCACATTGCGCGGCGTCGTGGTGATGCAGACCTGCGGATGATCCCCCAGCCGCAGCCCGAATTGCAGCATGTCCCACGTATCGCGCGCCTTTTTCCACTTGGCCATCTCATCCACCCAGGCCCCGTCGAATTGCGGACCGCGCAGCGCCTCGGGCTCATGCGCCGAAAACGCCTGCGCCACGGCCCCATTGGGCCAGACCAGCCGCTTGCGCGTCGCCTGCCAATCGGGCCTGCGGTCGGGCGGCGAACAAGCCATGATCCCGCTTTCGCCGAAAATCATCACCTCGCGCACCTGGTCTATCGTCTCGCCTACCAGCGCCATGCGCCGGCACAGGCCCTCGCTCAGCGGTCGCGCGCCCTCGACCTGCGCGCGCACCCATTCCGCACCGGCCCGCGTCTTGCCCGCGCCCCGCCCGCCAAGGATCACCCAGTTGCGCCAATCCCCCTCGGGCGGCACCTGATGCTCCAGCGCCCAGAACTCGAACAGGAAGGGCAGCGCCATCAGCTCCCCCTCAGCGAGACTGTCGATAAACGCGTCCTGGGCATCTTGCCCTTCTGAGACGATCCAGCCGGCCGCAAACCGCAACCCGTGCTTCGGAAAGGTCGAGCGCGTAGTCGTTGACGATGCCCTTTTCGTGTTTTCTGCGTTTTTCAAGATGTACCTCCGCTTCAATCGCGATCTTCAGCCATTGCCGGATTTCCGCCGTGGCCCGGTTCGCGTTTTTCAAGTTCTCAAGATCGCCGTCTTGAATCCGGTCGTAGAGTTTCAGCAACCCCACCTGCATGTCCGCCAATTGCCGTTCCAAAGAGTCGATAGACGTCGTCAATCCCGTGGGACGGTCGTCCTGGGTGATCAAAACCAT